GATGGCGTGCGGGTTGCCGACGCGCTGGCCGACCTTGCCGGGCACGCCGTCAGGCTGCCACTTGTCGTCATAGAAGAAGGTGACGGGCTGTTTGCGATTGATTGCGTCGGTGAGGTTGGCCTCAACGCCGCCTGCGTAGGTCCGGTAGAACGCCTGCCCACGGGTCTTGGGGATGACCGTGGTTGGCTTCTGGCCGATGCCCAAGGCCGACTTGACCTTGTTCGCGATGGTCGTGAGGCCGCCGAAGATGGACATAGCGAGAAGCCCGTGCTGGCAGGGGTTTAGGCTGTGCCACGACTTGCCCTCTATAGAGAGAGATGAGAAGTCGTGACACAGCGAGAAGGTCTATGCCTACGGCGTTCTCACCGCCGCATGCGCCCGGCGAAGTCGAAGTCCTCTTCTTCCTCTTCCTCCATGCCGGGCTTGACCTTGACCTCCACCTCAGTCTCCATGCCCTCTTCTTCGAGCGGCATGTTGAGGAAGTCCTTGAAGTCGCGGTCCTTGGCCAGCCCGAGAAGGTGGGCCGTGAGGACGGTCAACTCCCGGTCGCCCTTCACTTGGTCGAGAGGGACGGGGAAGGGGGAGCCATAGTCCTTCGACGCGGCGTCCATCATGGCGAGGAAGCGCACAACCTCCGGGTCCAGTTCCATGACGGGTTCGGAGTAGGGCTCAGGAGCGAGGTCCAGGCCCATGACCTTCGCCGCCGCCGCGATGGCCTTGGCGAGCGCGGTCACAACCTTCGGGCTGTACGGCTTCTCCGGGGGAGGAATGAGGCCCGCAAGGGTGTCCTCCACTTCGGCGTCAGACGCCTCAGCGGCCATGCGGAGGTCTTTCGGCATTGAGGGCATGTCAGGAGCGAGGGGCATGGTCACTGTCCTTCGACGGGTAGTGGGGCAGGCGCCCCTTCGGGGGAAACGGGCTCAACAGGCTGCGCCTGTTCGATGGCCTTGGCGAACGCTTCGGGGAGTTGGTAGGCCCTGACGAGTTCGGCAAGGACGGCCTCACGCGGAGCGCCAAGAGACAGCAGGGTGGGCACAAGCCGTTCGAGCGACTGTTGCTTCGCCATATCGCTCATGGGCGTGGTGCCCGCGTCCACGGCCCAATACGAGAAGTCCCCGGTCAGGTCGTCTGCGGACAGCACGGTGGGGCCGACCGGGTTCGGCAGGGCCAGAGGCTCCGCTTCGTCGCCAAGGATGACGCTCAGCATGATGTTGTAGGTGCTGGCGATGCCCGTCACTACCGCGTCCCTGATGCGCGCCATGCGGCCGATTTCAGAGGAAGTGTAGGCGGCAAGAAGCTGTTGCTCAGTCGCCGTGCTCTTTGTGACCTCGCCACGGGTGAAGGGAGCGAGAAGGCCCGCGTCCTTGATGTCATTGTCCACGGTGAGGGCATAGGCCGCGATGTCACCGGGGATGGGCGCCTGCGGGACAGGGACCATGTTGCCATCCAGCGGAGTGCCGGGGGCCACATCGACCTCAATCATTTCGCCATCAAGTCCCTGTGTGATTTTGGCCGCTGCATCTTCCGAGAGGAAGCCTGCGCGGACCATCCACTGACGGGCCATGCGGCGGACGCCCTGCGCCTGATAGCTCCGCATGAGGTTGAGTTCGCGGAACTGGTCACGGCTGCGCCCAATGAGGCTGTACCCGCGCAGAGGGGTGTCCGGGTCGCGGGAGAAGTAGAGCGGGATGATGGGGACGATGGGCCTGCCGGACGCGCTCTTGTAGGGGATGCCCGTCGTCTCGTGTTCGAGTTCGGGCTCTTCGTCCTCTGTCGGCGTGGCAGAGAGGGCGCCGACCTGCACCTTGACCCCGGTGAACAGGAAGTCCTTGCCCTTGTAGTCCTCAGAGTAGACAAGGAGCTTGTCGGCAAGAAGGTCATAGACCTCCACAATGCGGACGAACTTCTCCATCCCAGGAACGCTGGTGTCGTTCGGGCTCAGGCCCACGGTCGTCTTGCTGCCGAGGGTGGACGCGCTGTCGATCCACTTGGAGTAGACGCGGGGCGTGTAGTCAGTCTCAGGCTTGCCATACCGCTCCACCGCTTCGGGCAGGGGCATCAGGTACACATGGCCGACGTACCGCTGTTGGTCCCAGGCCGACGCCGTGGCATCGACAATGACCTCCCACGGGGGCAGGGCCGCAGCCGCCACGCGCTTCAAGGGGTCCACGCTGACGACGGGGGACAGCTTGATGAAGCTGGACGGGTAGATGAGGGCAAGCCGGGTGGCATCCTCCAACTGCTCTCGCACGTTCAGCAGGTAGAGGTTGGCCGTCGCCTCTGCGACCTCTGCGTTGCCCCGTGCGCGCAGGTCGGGCTGCACGAACACGGCCGGGTTTTTACTGTAAAGACTGCCGAGGTAGCTCTCAACGACGGCGTATGCCTTCGGCACCTCAGTCCGCAGCACGCCCTCAACCGTGACCTCTTGACTTTCCCAGAAGTCAGTCATGTAGAGGCGGCGGTACTCCCGCAGTTCCTCACGCCGGTTTGTCCAGTAGAGGTCGTGTTGTGCCACGATTTCGGCAACATGGGCGGGCGTCAACATGCTTGGACCTCAGAAGGGCAGAGAAGCGGAGCGGATGCGGCGTGCGCGGGATGAAGCGAGAAGGTCGTCAATGCGCGTTCTGTTTGATTGTAAAGCCTGCGTGCGCCAAGAGGCCGGAATGTCGCGGGTGCAGCGGTAGGCCAGGGCAAGGGCCATCGCGGCGTCATCATAACCGCCTTTCGGAGCCTCCGGGGCGACCTTGCCCGGAGGGATGGTCAGGCTTCGCAGTTCGAGCCAAGTCGGCCGGTCCATCATCTTGACGAGGGGCAGGGCCTCCCGCAGCGTGGCGTAAGCATCCAGTTTTGATTGTAAAGTTGTGACCCACGGCTTGCCCGTCGCCGGGTCGCGCCACTGTTGGTTGTACCCGCAGTTCTGCATTTCGAGCAAGAAAGCATGGCCGTGGTTGTTGCTCTCAGCCAAGACCAGGGCGTTGTTGTAGCGAGAGGCTACTTGGATGGCGCGGTGCGCCCATGCCTGCGGCGTGACCTTGTTGCTGCGCTCAGTGTAGACGGGCTGCATGGTGGCCACGCTGACGACGGCCAAGGCGCTGTAGTCGCCGCCCACGCCACCGCCAATGTCCACGCCGACAACGTAGCGGTCGTGAGGGTGGGGCTTCTCAATCTCCCGGCCGTGGTGTTCGCCGTGCAGTTGGTGTTCGAGCACGGTGACGCTGCCCAAGATGCCATCCTCGAAGTAGCCTCCTTGGCGCTCCAAGAAGCAGTCGTCAATGTTGCCGGGGTACTCACGGCGGAACTTGTGCTCGCTGCCAAGCCGGTTGAGCGTGCGCCGACGCCAGAACAGTTGGCCCAAGGACAGGTGGTAGACCTCTTGCAGTGCGCGTTCATCCGGCAAGAGAGTTGGCTCGAACTCTGCCGGGTCGAAGTCCACACCGGGCTTGTCCTCATAGGCCGGGTGCTCATGCCAGAACATCGTGAGTAGGTGCCAGCCGTTCTCAGGTGCTCCGCGCACAAGGGACGAGAAGAAGTCGTTTGGGTTCGCGGCCGTGCTTTCTACAATCAAAAGACCGTCGCCCACGGCGGCGTCTACCTGTGCCAAGACTTCTTCGAGGTCCGGCGCATAGGCGGCTTCACTGATCATGGCTGCCGCTGGCTGGAAGGAGCGGAGCCCGGTCGAAGAGCGCGCCGTGAACGCCTGCATGGACGCCTGTGTGTCCAAGTAGGTGATGACAGACCGGGAGCGGTCCACGGGCCGGCGAAGAAGCTCAGGCGGATGGTCAAGCCAGCGACGGTTTTCATTCAAAAGCATGGTCGCGCTGTCGTCGCGCATGCTGATGATGGCGTGCATGGCAGAGTGAGGCGTGGTGTAGGCGAGCCAGTGCATGACCATCTTGGCGCCGGTCGTTGCTGCGACCTGCCGCGCTTTGAGGATGATGATGCGCTTGTGGCCCGCCTTCACTGCGTCGAAGATCTTGGTCTGCATGGGCAGAGGGTCGAAGGGGATGAGCCTCTTGCTGTCCTTCTGCTGGACCTTGTGAAGTTGGGCGAAAGTCTCAGGCTGCGCAATCAGTTGCGCGACGGCCGGGCGCATGGCCACAGGGACTGTGCCAGGGATGAAGGTCACTTGACCAGCCTCAGCACGGCGGCAAGTTCGTCCTCAGCCGTGGCGGGTCCGTTCTTTACATTCTCACGCGCCGACTTCGCCTCGATGATTTGCGTCAAAACCCACTGCGCTGCGCGCACGGCGGTAGGGTTGCCTGCCCCGGAGGCCAGGGTGTCGCGCATGACGGCGATGGCTTCGTCGGCAAGAGACTGCACGCCCTCTTCCACGCGCTCTTCCACGTTGCGCTGTGTGTGCAGGAAGTCCCGGTAGAGGTCCATCCACCGCTCGACCTCAACCACGGTCCACACGGCGTACAGCGTGTTGCCGGCCACGATGCCCTCGTTGAAGGCGTCACGCGGCTCCTTGCTGTTGTCCACAATCCATTTGACCACGGTCTGCTGTCGCGGGGTCAGGTCGCCCCACTTCTCGGCACGGTTCTTTAGCTTCATTTGGTGGCCTCCAAGAGTTCAGCGACTGCCTGTTGGGAGACGTCCGCCAAGAGGGCCTGCAAGGACGCCACGCTCATCTCATAGGTGATGTAGGTCTTGGAGCACGCCGGGTTCTTGCACTTGCGCGCTCGCTGCATGTAGGTGTCAATGTCCCTCCCAAGCGTCTTGGCTGGCATGGCGTGGCGCACGGCCTCGGGCTTGTAGCTCTTACGAACTCCCGTGTCAGAGCCGCAGCGGGGACAGTGCATGCGGGCTCTCCT